GCAGGCTTGCCGTCCCACTTGGCAGTGATCGTTTTGGGAGACTCTGTGGCCTGTTTCACAATTTCCAGCGCATCCACAATGCCTTGAGTAGCACGGCGGAACACTAGATCTTCTAGGTGTTCGATGCCCTTGGCTCTGCCACCAACTCCGGCTTCTTCTGCTTCCACCAGAGCCACATAGCCACGATTCACAATACGATCACGCAGCCGTGCCAGAAAATTTGTGTCACTTTCGGCCACTGATGTTGGTTCTTGTAGGCCTTCACGGGCTAGATATTCACGGAAGTCTGTGAGTTTGACATCACGCTTGGGATCAGTTGCCAGAGCAGCATAAATTGATTCTACATTTTTGAGATTGTCACGAGTGGCCTGTGGTCCCAGTAATACCTGTGCCACATAGTCTGGATCCTGACCACCCTGCACCAGTTGATTTGTAGTTCTGCTGATCATGCCATTTGCGCCCACCTTGAGGCCGGCTTGTTTGGCAATTGAACTCATTAGTACATTGCGATTCATGCCCTTGAAGACTGATCCTTCTGTGCCACCATAATAGAATGTGCCCCAGTCAAGATCGGGAAAGAACATGAAGTCAGTTTGCACAAATCCTTTTTGAGGGTTGCCGCTGATGGGAGTTTTGAAATGAACTTCGCCTGATTTACGCACCCAGTCACGTGGGTCAAGTCCTTGACTGGTGGCCCATTGTGTCAGTCCTGCTGCCACTTGTTCTTTGGTTGTTTCTCCAAGATCCACAGCCAGATCCAGGTCACCAGATGTGGGCTTGCGACCAGTGCTGCCCAACCAACGATCTTGGGGGAATTTTATACCTGTCACTTGCTCTACCCATGCAATGGTGGCTGCAACATCAGCTTGGTTAATGCGTTGTGTTAGTGGTTGGCCCTGGGCGTCTTTGAATACATTACCGCCTTCGTTTAATTGTGACCATGATTTCATTTGAGCCCCATTAATTCTTTAAATTGTGCTATTGCCGCGGCAGGATCGGCCTGTGCTCGTGCTTGAGCAGCTGGCAAAGAGGCCATATCGGCCCTTAGGGATTTTGCTAGTTGTTGTGCCCTGGTGGTTAGTGGTGCAGCAGTAGGATTGGCTGCACTGTTTGATGACGCTCCAGATTTGGGATAGAATTTCAGCAGATGTTGCGCTGGCAATATTCCACTTTGCGCCAGAGTCAAAAACATATTTGACATTGCTGCGGCATTGTTGTTGGTGGTTGGATTCACTGTGCTATTATAGATATCATCTATCATTTTTTTGATAGTTGCTGTTGCGTTTTGTGCTGACGTTTGAGCTGATGGATCAGCTCCAACATTGGCCGCCAGAGTATCATACGAAGCACTGGTATAAGAGCCTGCTGTGATCATGTCGTTGATCATTTTTGATAATTGAGTTTTTAATTGAGCATTTTCTGCAGGGCTAATTTGTGCTAGGCCAGCAGCACCTGCAGCTTGCAAGTGAGCTTGCACCATTTGTGTCCAGGCTTTTTGTGTCTGTATAGCAAGCGGCTGTGCCTGTTGTTGTGAGTACTTGCCAGCGGTGGCGGCTGCATCACCACTTGAAGTTACTCCGTCACCTGGTGTCATTCCAGTTGCGGTCAAGGCTTTGTCAAATACTGCCTTGCCAAGCCCGCCCACCACAGCGCCAATACCGCCGGCCACGGCCTTGGCTGTGCTGGCTATTCCGGGCTTGACGGCTGTGGAGGTCTGTGCGGCCATCCCTGCTGGAGCAGCCGAAGCAGCCGGTGCAGCAGCAGGCGTGGTTGCACCTGGCATGGTTTTCATTATGTTACCGGCATTAAATCCCGCAGTAGGACTTGCCTCTGTTACTTTACGGCGAGTCAATTCATGAATCTGCATGTGTTTTCCTAACTGATCTGGAAAACTTTCCAGCATCTTTTGTTCTTATGGCATTGAGTAATTTTCTTGTGAGATTGTCGGCTTGGTCAGCACCAAACTCTGTTTCTATTTGCTCAATTAGTCGTATGGCACTGGCAATAATGCTGTCGGCACGAGTTTCAATGATCAAACGGCGATCACGTTGCACATACAGCGTGTCTAGTTCTTCCAGTATACTTCGGGTCTTTTTTTGCATGTTCGCGGGCCTTTGGATTATTTAGCGATTTCTACTAGACAATAAATATCTACAACAAGGAATACACATGAGCAGCAGCATAAACCCCAACAACATAGACGGCAACTTTCCAGTTGCTGGACAGCCCAACAATACCCAGGGCTTTAGAGACAACTTTACCAATATCAAAACCAACTTTGCCACAGCAGAGACTGAGATAACTGACCTTGAAATCAAGGGCATTTTCAAAAGCGCCCTGACAGGTACCAGTCTGGACAACAACATGGCAGACAATTTGATCTATGCAGCAGCCATTAGAGACTTTAGTGCTGTGGCAGTTCAACTCACTGCCACCAGCGGCTCTATCACAGTGGACTACAGTGCAGGTCATTATCAAGCTATCAGCACCACAGGAAGCATCAGCCTGAATTTCACAAACTTTCCCGACTCAGGTGCAGCAGGCATGATTAGATTGAGAATCTCCATTACCAACACAGCATACACCTTGACTCTGCCCGCAGCGGTCACCCTGGGCACCACAGGTGTGCAAGGATATGCTGCCAATGTGATTACCTTTGCTGCCACTGGCACATACGAGTTTGGATTTTCAACAACAGATTCAGGCACCACAATTACCATATTTGATCTGAATCGACCACTCCTGGGCAGCGTGGAATCAGCTGTGGGATACAGTACAGGCACCGGTGGTACAGTAACGCAGGCCACAGACAAATCAACAGGTGTCACTCTAAACAAACGTTGCGGACAAATTACCATGAACAATGCTGCATTGGCGGCGGCTGCGGAAGTCAGTTTCACACTGACCAACAGTACTATTGCAGCCACAGATGTGGTCTTGGTCAGCATTGCGTCGGGTGCCACAGCAGGTGCTTATAGCATTCAATGTGATGCCACTGCTGCTGGTTCATGCAGAATCAGTGTGGGCAACAGAAATGCAGGGTCACTCGGTGAAGCCATTGTGTTGAACTTTGTTGTGATCAAATCTGTTGCTGCCTAACTGCGTGAGTTTGGCATTTATTTCAGACCATATTGATTCTCGATCAGGGTCATATGGAATCCACGGTGTTTGATTAATCAACAATTCCAATTCTTTTTGTAAATTTTGATCAACAGTGATAGCAATTTGCGGAATAATTTGTTCAATTAACCAGTAGAAATGCACAATCGGAGACGGTTGTACTTGTGTCTGGCGAGTTGATCTAAATCGATTGTGCCGGCTAAACGTGTCTGCTGACTGTGTGCTGGTATGCACTATTTGACAATTTAAATTGGCGGCCGTGTGCGACACTAGGGTCTGATACATTTGTTGTCTGCGATTGTGCTGGCTTTGCTGTACATAGAGTTTGTGATAGTCCTGGACCTCCTGCACTGTACTGGCGCTACTCAACCACCAGTTGCGACCTTGTGCATCAACATTGACGTTAAAATGATATGTTGGATCGTTGGCAATAATATTTTGCCAGGAATCATCTTGCACTAGTTTGTCAAATCTAGCTGTGCCCGGCCACTGAAAAATTGCTATGCTGTCATGCATCAGATCTAATAGATCCACAAACCCTGAAACTAAAAATTCAGGACCTGCTCCAATTCCTGCTGTGTTGATCACTTGATGTTCAGGAACCAGAGTTTGTAAAATTTGAGGCCACTCGGGCCATATATGTCCGGTTGCAAATCCGTCACCAAAACAACAGATTTTCTTCATATCAAAATCTCTGATCAAAAGTTTTTAAATGTTGGTCCACTGTGTTCCATATCTCACAAGTGGTTGTGGGATAACTGTCATTATCAAACAATTCTCCGTCAAATATTCCAACAGATTTTGACAACAAACTATTGATCAATGCCTGTGATATTTCATTACTGACAACTTCAATGTTGTTTCCTGCAATCACAGCATGTACCAGGTGTTTAGATTCTTTGTAATATTGCCATCCTTGATTTCTAGTTAAAAATTCTTCCAATAAATCACTTAGTTCTTGATCGGGTACAAATGTTATTTCTAAAAACTCAGCTAGGCGATACAGTTTATTATAAAACTCTACCAGATCAAACAAACTTTCCATACCAAACTCAAAAACTGCTGTTTCGGGCCAGCGCCAATTATCTGGCTGCTGATATCCGTCAACGGTTGAATTAAATTTAGCGTACCATTCATTTCTAAATTTGCTAGGACTATGTCTTACTGATTCTGGGGTTGATTTTATTTTTTTTTCTAAAGGTATGTCTCCAGCTCGGCTCATGACATTGATTTGATATATCCAGTTGGCCCAATCGTTGTTGACGTTGATTCTAATCAACTTGGTTGGTGTATTTTGTGATATATTAAACTCAGTATAATGTGCAGCTTCTACTATTCTGTGTGCCATGTATGCGGTATCTTTACGAATTAGATGGCAAGAACCGTGCTTGGTAAAAATATTGGGCACACGTGGGCCTTTGAATATCCAGGTATTAATTACATACTCTAAAAAGTGCCCATGACTGCCTGAAAAAAAATCCAGATATATCATTATGACGCTTTGATCTGCCCCAGCAACTGCTTGAGTTTGTTGCTTTGTACATCTGCTGTGACTCGACCGCTCAAGGGATCATGACCATCTCGCGGTCTGGGCTTTTCCCAGGGCTGCGAACTGCCACCGCTGTCAGCAGGCGCGACTTGACTGCGGGCCTTGATTGAATCCATGATTGAACTTTGTGGTTTGTTGTGGCCGTTTTCGTCCCCGCCTTCATCAGTAATGCGCATGGTTTCAATGTTGTACTCCAGATCAATTTTTTGACCAACGCCGGTCGAGCTTCGAGATTTCATACACTGTATCTGATACTTGCCACGCTCTTTCATGGAGCGACTGGTAAAGATACCAAACACATTGTCTGCTGTGTTGATTTTGCTGATACCACCTGAAATGTGGCTGTGATCAAATTCCATTTCTTCCACGGCTGACCTGTTCAACTGACTGGCTGTTACCAACAATACTCCCAGTTCTTTGGCCAAGTTGCGCAGTTCTTCCGATACATACTTGTCTTTCACAAACAAGTCATTGGGGCTGACCTTGGCACTAACTGGCATCACCAAGTCAAGATAATCCACCATCACAAAGTCCACTTTAATGCCAGTTTGGATCTGTACTTCTTTCAGGTATGCACGGATATCATTCACATTGCTCTGTGCTGGCAAACCTTTCACACGATACTGTC